CTTGTTGAAGACTTTGTATTTCAAACTAACGACGGTGCACCAGGATTTAATTTTGCAAATGGTTCTGAGCTTACTATGGCATCACATAATAGTTTATATTCAGAAATATATTGGTTTTATGCAACAGCAAATTCTAGTTATGTGAATAGATTAGTTTCTTATAACTATGCTGAACAAACTTGGACTACTAGCACACTGGCTAGAACTACTTATGAAGATGCTCATGTATTTGGCGATCCAATTGCAACTGAATTTTCTGCTAGTCTTGCACCAACAACTCCAACTATTGAAGGGGTGTCTAACGGAGCATCAAGAGTATTTAACCAAGAGATTGGCACCAATGAAGTATTAGCCGATGGAACAATAAATGCTATTCCTGCTTTTATTAAATCAGGTGACTTTGACTTAGATGCTCAGGGAGATGGAGAGTTTTTTATTAAGGTAAGAAGATTTATACCTGATTTTAAATATCTAAACGGTAACGCAAAAGTAACGTTAGAGCTTAGGGATTATCCAGCAAACATACAAGTAGGCTCACCACTAGGGCCATTTACAGTTACATCATCTACAGATAAAGTAGATACAAGAGCAAGAGCAAGACTTGCTGCAGTAAAAATTGAAAATGACGGAACTGATGAAAGTTGGAGATTTGGTCAATTTAGATTTGACATACAACCTGACGGAAGAAGATAATGGCTAAAGTACAAGTATTTTTACCTGAACCACCACAAGAATTTTCTAGTGAAAGTTTTAGACAGATAAATCTAGCCTTAGAAAATTTACAGAACCAATTAAATACAAATTATCAGAAAGAAACAAAAGAGGAGGATCAAGCTTTTGCTTGGTTTAATAGTTAATGGCATTACAATATAAAAACGCAGGATACGAATTAAGCACTACCAATTTAACGACTGTGCTTACTATTGCTACAGATTCAAGAGCAATAGTCAAAGGTTATACTTTAGCTAACGAACATAATAACAATGTCAATACTCATATTTATTTTCATGACAGTAGTGCCAGTACAAGCTTTGTTGTTTATCATAAAGAGGTTGCTGCAGATTTAACTGTATACCCATTGAATGGAGAACCTTTAAATTTAGAAGAAGGTGACTCGTTAACTATGCAAGTAGATAATGCAGGAACATGTCACGGTGTTTTATCATATGCATTGATAAATAGATCAGAAGAAAATGGCTAGAAAATTTAAAGACTTTGTTGAAAGACCAAAACCTAAGAGACGTCCTAGACGTCACACTAAGAGTCTTAACAAACATAAAAAAAGATGTTATAAAAAATATAACAGGCAAGGAAGATGAAACAAAAAACAGTAATTATAAATGGACAAGAAGTCCCAGTAATCCCTGCAAAAGCAGAGGAAGAAATTAAAAACAAAAGAACAGGTAAAGTTTATGCTAGCAAAGCTGATTTTGATGCTGATGTTGCTGATACCAACACTGACACTAGCGTGGATGATTTACAAATTAACCAGAAAATAACAGTTGCATCTATGAGTATTTTTGGTAAAACCAAATAATGCAACCAGCAGGCGGTACTGAAATACAACTAGGATATTTAAAGAAATACTCAGATCAAGGAGTGTTAGATTCAGTACAGATTACGACGTCTATTCCTGAAAAAGAACCTTTAGATCCTATAAAACCAAATATACTTTGGTTAAAAAATTCATACGATCAACCTAACTTAGCACCTTGGTTTCAAAACAAAGACAATCATTCTAAATATGATTGGTATGTGTTTAACTCACATTGGAGTTATGAAAAGTATAGGTACTTTTTTAAAATACCTGAAGATAAATGCACAGTAATTAAAAATGCAATTGACTATGATGAGCTACAATTAAAAACAGATTTTACACCAAAGAAAAAAATTAAGATGTGTTATATCTCTACGCCTTGGAGAGGACTAGAAATAGCTTTAGCTGCTATGGATGGAATCAAAGATCCAGATATAACCTTAGATGTTTATTCAAGTACCATTATATACGGTAAAACATTTGAACAACAAAATGATGATCAGTACAAACCTTTATATGATAAAGCTAAGAACATGCCTAATGTTAATTACATGGGTTACTGTGATCACAAAACATTAGTCAGTAAATTAAAAGATTATGATGTTAATTGTTTCCCTAGTATTTGGGAAGAAACATTTTGTATATCTGCTATGGAATCATTAGCAGCAGGTCAGATTTTAATAACCACGGATCTCGGCGCCTTACCAGAAACTTGTTGTGAGTTTCCAATCTATATTCCTTATACACAGAATAAACCTAAACTAGCATTACAACTAGCTGAATGTATTTTACAGACTAAAAGAATGCTGTCACAAGATCTAACTAACCCACTTAAATTTCAACAAGAATATTACAAGCGATTTTACGATTGGAAGTATATTGGAAATCATTGGAATAACTTTTTAAAAGGAGCCATCAATGTCAAACGAAATAAATAAGAATCACTTAATGGTGTGTACTCCTGTGCATTCTGATGTATCAATACACTTTATGAAAGCCTGTTTAGATTTACAGAAAGAATGTATTTTAAATAAGACTAAGATTACCTTTCAATTGATGAAGTCATCATTAGTTACACAAGGTAGAAACTTATGTGCTTCTGCTTTCTTAAACTCAGATGCAGATCAAATGTTATTTATAGATTCAGACATAGAGTTTAGTACTAGATCGGTTTATAGACTATTTAAATCAGAGCATGAGGTTAGCTTAATACCTTACCCTATGAAACAAAAGACAGATAATAAAATAAGAAATGATCTAGAAGCTAGACCTGATGATGATATTAATACTATGGGTCATCTTTTTCCTATCGAATTACCAGACACTAAAAACATTAAACCTGTTGATGGCTTTATAGAGGTAATAAAAGGACCTACTGGTATGATGATGATTAAGAGATCTGCTTTTAACAAACTTATTAAAAACTATGAAGAATTAGTCATTAAACAAAAGACTTTAATGAATGGTGAGATGGTTGATAGACCTAATTATTATAACTTTTTTGATACTTATTGGAGTCCTAAAAATAAAACATATATGGGAGAGGACTTTTATTTCTGTAAACTTTGGACATCAATTGGAGAGAAGATATATGCTCTTACAGATGAGGAAATAAGCCATATTGGAGAGTATAAGTACACAGGTAAAGTGAAAGACGAATTCTATAAAATTGACTGATATTGAAGAATAGCGCTATATAAGTTAAAATACCATAATAACTAGTTAAAATATTATGGATCCATTTACTATAGCATTAGCAACCTTTGGCATACAAAAGCTTAGAGGTAAATCAACAAATAGAGCATTAAGAGACGCTGCACTTGCAGGCGGTATAGGTCAAGTTGCAGGTATGGCAGGCGTAGGTCAATCATTAGGTAGGTTTGCACCACAAGCATTTGGTCAAACATCTTTACCAGGAATGACAGGTAATTTCATAGGACAAGCTGCAGGACCTACAGCTACAGGTGCTGCTGGAGTAAACCAAACACTAGGCCAACAAATGGCTACTTCAGGAAGAGGTATTAGTGAATTAGTAAAAGCAGGAATCGGTAAAAAACCAGACGCACAAGGTGAAGGTGGAGCTGGATTTTTAGGTATGTCTCCAGGAGCTCAACTAGGTTTAGGCTTAGGAGCGATGACTTTATTAGAGGGGGAGGAAAAGCCACCTGAAATGCCTGAAGGCACTAAACCAGAAGATTACAAAGAAGCTAAAGAAAAAGCTGATAAACAATTGGAAGGTATAACAGAGGGTTACGATTATAGTAATTACCAAGATGATGATGCATCACCTTATGACTATAGTGCTCAAGGACCTTTCGCGTTCAGCAGTGGAGGTATTGCAGAAGTAAAAAAATTTAATAAAGGTGGTATTAATTATTTACCATCTATGACAGATCATGACAAAAATGATGTTAACAATTATGTAAGAGCTATGGGCTATGTAGAAGATGGTTCAGGTAATGGTGATAAAGATGAAGACACTATGTTAGCTCAGTTAGCAGATGGAGAATTCGTATCGAGAGCGGATGCAATTTTAGGAGCAGGTATTATGGAAGGTGCTAATCCTAAAAGTTTTAAGGACATGAGAAAAAAAGGAGCAGCATTCTTTTATGGCCAACAAGCTAAGTTCAAACGAATATTTGATTTACTAGATGAAGCCAGAAAAGAAACAAATTAAAAAAGAGGTCGGTGTACTTTACATCGAACCTAATAAACTTGACGAGTATTGGTCACTTGTAGAGTTTATGTTAAGAGAAGGTTTAAAATACGATGGTGACCCCATGAGTATTGAAGATCTTCGAGACGGAATTAAAGATGGGGACTATCAACTCTTTATGATGTTTGGTTCCGATTGTGGTGAGAAGTACAAAGTGTTTGGTGTATTTGTCACTAGAGTAATGATTTTACCGAACTATAAACAATGTGAAGTTATATTGTTAAAAGGAGACAAAAGAGAATTATGGCAAGACGAGGCTGCAGAGACAATAGAAGATTTTGCAAGATCAGAAGATTGCAAAAAGATAGCGGTTCATGCAAGACCTGGTTGGAAAAAATTTTTAGGAACTAAACAATGGCAAGTAAAAAGATATTTATATACAAAGGAGTTAACATAATATGAGTTTCATCTTCGGAGGCGGAGGTGGTGGCGGAGGCGGCTCCACTTCAGGAACACAAGTTTCAATTGCAAGAGAAGCACCAGAAGTAGAAAGCAGAAAACTCGCTCTTTACGATCAGGCTGCGGCTTTAGCTAAGGATCCTATATCAGGAGGTATTCCTGCGTTTCAAGTTGCAGGGCCTAGTGCTTTAGAACAAACAGGATTTACCCAAGCAGGAACAACAGGTGTTGGAGCACCGACGACTACTGCTGGAATTGGATCTGTTTTAGGAGGAGCTGGTCAAGCACTTCAGGGACAACAATTAGGAAATCTATATGGAGCTTCAGCTATGGGTACAGCAGCAGGTGGTCCTAACATTTCTCAATTTTTAAATCCTTATCAACAATATGTTACTGATGAAATATCAAGACAAGGTCAGATGGCTTCAAATCAATTATCAGCTAATGCTATTGGTGCAGGTGCATTTGGTGGAGCCAGAGAGGGTATTCAACAAGCAGAATTACAAAGAGCAACACAAGCTAATATTGGCCAATCAATGGCACAAGGTTTTGGTCAGGCATTAGGAGCTGCACAACAACAGCAGGGACTTCAAACACAAACAGGTTTACAAGCAGGGCAGTTAGGTTTATCCGGAGCACAGCTAGCATCTGGAGCAGGTTTACAAGCAGGGCAAACACTTGGAGCTTTAGGTGGCCAACAACAAGCAATGCAACAAGCCGATATACAAAGTTTATTACAAGCAGGTGGTGTTCAAAGACAACTAGGACAACAAGCTTTAGATGCTCAAAGACAAACTACAATAGCAAGACAATATGAACCTTACCAAAGATTAGAATTCTTAAAAGGTATTATGACTAACATGCCAACATCACAGTCTGCAGTTACAGCGACCACGGCACCAGGAACTAATCCATTAGCTCAGGCTGCTGGAACAGGTATCAGTGCATATGCTGCTTACAACTTGGCAAACAGAGGGAGATAAAGAATGCCACTAATGTTTGGAATTCCAGCCGCACTAGCGGGTATAGCAAATTTAGGTCGTGCAGGCATGGCAGGTTATCGTACGCTTAGAGGTATTAGAGCAGCAAGGGCTGCGGCAGGAGCTCCAATGGGTTTTCAAAGAGCATTGGGAACTACAGGTAAAGGTTTAGGTACAGGAACATCAGGTACAGGTTTACAAGGTCTAATGGCAAGAGGAGCTAAAAAGTTTCCAGGAGCTACAGGGTCAACTGAACTTGGAACAGGTTTATTACTTGGTGGTGAAGGTGTAGGTGATATTGTAGAAGGCGCTGGAGAGGGAGACTTCGGTCAAGTTGCTTCAGGTATTGGACAGTTAGCT